ACGCCATCTCGAAATTCGTCTCTACGGTCACGCCCCATCTCATATGTGGCTAGATCCGACACAGACTTGTTATACATATTATCGTAGTATTGTATCATATCGGCTGGACCTTTCAAGTATCCAAGCGCTTCTAAAATACAACCATACAAAAGCACGTTTGGAGCATTCTGACTAACCCAGTTTGATGTTGTCGTACTGGACAAAACAGGTGGCTTATACGTGTATGCGAGCTCTACAGTTAATGCAGCGTTCGGGGTTGGTGCCAACATATGTGTGTCATCATCATAGACAGCATAATACTTGGGAGTACCTGCCCCTGTTGATGTCCTGTTTGGCGCAAATTCGTTCATAAATGAAATGTCTTTTTGTATCAAGAAAGTTCTATTATCAGAACCATCTATTAATTGAATATACCTAGTAGCTTCCCAATCTGCAGGAAGCGGTAAAAAAGGATTGTTTATAGTAAGTGTAGCAGTGTCGTATCTTCTATAGTAATTTAAATCTACTGTTCTTCTAAGCTTGTCCTCTGTTGAAATAATAAATTGATTAATTATTGCATCTGTCAATACATCAGAGGTTGTTTCTGTGTAATCTCTTACATTAGATAATAAATCTGAATAATCAGTCATGACGTGCTCACTGTAACATTACCAACGGTTGATAGCAACCTTGTAGGTTTATTTGGTGCCTGAAGATCTAAAGGCATCATGCTTTTTGTAGTAATTGTAAAAGTAGATCCATCTGCTTTTGTATGAGTTACAACTTGATCTGCAGTTTCAAATGAGTTTACATTTAAACCAAACCCTGCTCCACTATAAGCTGCATCTGATCCATCTGGTTTTACAACTGTTGTCCCAGCATTTATAGGACCAGTTGGACCACCAACAAAAACTCTAGATACCGCTGTTTGTCCTCTAGCATTTTTTAATGATTGAGGATCAGTAACTATTGGTAATGGTTCTAACTGCGGGTGTTTAGCTTCGAATTCAGAAATGTGCACAGTAGAGCCATTCCATTCTTTTACCATTTCATTATAAGGAAAAGCCATACCAGATCTATCTGATATTCTTTTTGCAAACCTACCTGACGCATACTTGCCCATTTAAACTCCTGGTAAATAAGTTTTAGGTGTTAAAAATAAACTTGTTCTTTCACCATCTTGATCAGCCGCTCTTTGAAACTCATCTTCATAAATTTGTTTTAATAATGTAATTCTATCTGGCGCTTTTTTCATAGCTATGTAATAAGCTAAACCAGCAGTCATACATGGAAGAAAACGAAAAGGAATCTCAGCATTATTTGTGTAATCGCCCGCATCCTTCATACGAAGAAGAGCGTAATACTTTAGAGTGTAAGTTGTATCAGCTGCAGGATATAGATATAGTCTTGGGTTTATCGTACGTTCAAAATAGTATTGAGTTGGTCTTCCGCTGGTCGTTTTAACAGCAATATTTAAATATGTTGATCTACTAATTGATGTAGCAGAAAAATCATTATTATTAGAATCACTTATAGCAAGATCTGTTATATCAATTATTTGTTGAGCAGCTTCTTGACCAGATCCAAATAAATCTAAACCAGTTAAATTATTTGTACCAGCTGTAATTGTTTTTTCTTGTAATTGTATTGTCCATAAATTTAAGCCTCTATTAGCCCACTCGGCTAATAAAAGATTGAGAGAACGTCTTGCAGTTTGCAGATCGTATCCACTACGAACTTGCAAACCACAACGTTCATATGCCTCCTCAGCTATCTCATCGATACTGAGGTCAAAATTAGCTGTTGAAGCGTAAGTTGGCATTACCCTCTCTTCTTAGCTTTTTTTACTTTTTTCTTTTTACCCTTCATGACTTTGCCACCATTTTTCATGCCCATAGCCATTGCTTTTCTAGGTGAAACATTCATCATGCCTCCACCTGCCATTTTCTTTTTGCCTTTCATAGCAGCTCCACCGCCAGCCATTTTCTTTTTAGCTTTCATAGGACCACCCATTGCTCTGCTTACAACTTTACCACCACGTTTCATGGTTTGTTTCTTTTTACCCATCATGTCGACCTCCGAATATTCGTTTATAGGTTTTTGCTCTAGATACCACAACGTCTTGATAGTACCCCTCTGGCCACAACTTATAGTAACCAGATTTGTGTAGTTTATCAGAAGCTTCTTGTAATAGCGAGAACTTTTGTGCCAACATCATGCTATACTCTAGCTCGCTTTCTATAACAGGGGTGTCCCCATTTGGAGTGACCAGGAATTCTTGTTCCTCTTCGTTGGCTGGATTGCTGGGATGAAAACCCATAAAAAATATATCCTTTTTATTATACCACTTATTGTACGCATCTATAATGTCCTGAAAATCTTCAAGGGAGTAATTAAAGTACGGATCACAAAATATCAATATTTCATGAACAGAAAAATCCAACTGCTTTAAATGACCGTTAAGTTCTGCTTTATACCACTTATGTTTTCTTTTTACTTCAACAACAACTTTATTATCTTTCCATGTTTTCTTAGCAAAAGGGCAAGCTGGAAAACCACCTAAATGTTTATTAGGTATTTCTAAAAAATGCTCAGACCATTTACGTACGTCTTGTTTTACGTCCTCTTCTAATGGCATCTTTACCTTTCTTAAATATACTTGCTACTTGCGTCTTACCCATGACCTTTGCTCTTTGTTCGCCAACTGTTAGGATCTGAATTTTTCTAGCAAAAGGTTTATTAATTTTTTTAACTTTTGCGACAGTCTTTCTGGCATCAGCAGGAGTAGCAAACTTAATACCCACAGTGTCACGTGGATTTTCGTCAGTATAGAGACGTCTTCCACTACCTTTTGGTTTCTTTCCTGTGCCTACTTTTGGATCTTTTTTAGAAGACACCTCTAAAACCAAATCCTCTCTGTGCTGCACCAGCTCTTCTTTGATCTGTAATTAATCCACCTTGAGCTGCAAATGTTTTAACGTTTGTAGGTTTACCTCCAACACCTTGTGGTTTACTTCTTTTTCTTTTTACTGCTGATCTTCTTTGACTCTCTGTCATTCTGGCTGCTTTTGCTGCTGGAACACATTTTGGATATTTTCTTTTTCTATCAGCTTTGAGTTTCGATCTACCGCATTTAGCAAATCCACCACCTTTTTTCTTGGCGCCAATATCAACCCAATCTTGCTCAAACCATTTTTTTAAGCTCATGTTATTTTTGTAACTTTTCTTTTATTCTCTTTTATTGCACCACAAGCTCTTGCAATACCACCTTTATTAAATTGTGATACTTTTTTTCTATCTTGTGAAATTTTGTTAAAATCTATTATCTCTCCACCTTTAGCTTTGCCTGCTGGTTTTGGTCCTTTAAAATCTTTTCTCTTTACACCACTTGGATCCTTAATTTTACCTGCACATATTTTAGAAGCGTAAGCATTTGCATATGCACTAGGATAAACTTTAAATTTTCTTTTAGCTGCCGCTTTTCCTCTTGGACATAATTTTGTCATCCTTGCCCCCTGTATTTGACATATTGACGTCTTTTGTTTTTGTTCTTTGGCCTACTGCGTGGAGAACGCCCTATACTAGTCCTTTTTTTGACAGGTGTAAAGTATTCGTTGCTTGGTGGTTTAGCCATACTTACATTTGTGATAGAGGGTTTTCTAATGCAGTTTTTATTCTTTTATCTATCTTTTCTTCTAGCTCACTCATGGCTTGCTCCAACTTATCCGTTAATAATTCCATGTCTTCCTGAATGTCCTTCGTGGTTTGTCTTAACTCC